TACTACCGGGGTCACTTCGATATAAGCCTAGATATAGGTAGGTATCGTACACGGCAGTGGTCAGAGCAGCGTTACCACTTTGGCGAGTATAAGTTGAACCTACATAGGGTAAAAAACAATTACCTATAAAGGTATTTCGGTTTTTAAACTGCGCTTGGATCTGTTGCATCCCTGTACTGGTATCGCCTGACGTTCCATTATAATATTCCCAATCGGTATTACTGTAAGAAGCACCCGAAGCAGTTGTACCCCCGCCCGTAGGCTCTGGAATAAATCCTAATCTACGGGCGAGTTGTCTGCGCCATTCAGTAGCAGATTCATATAACGTATAATCAGTGTCGTTAGCTACAGTTACTGTACCAGATCCTACGCCCCATCTATTCGGAAAGGTAATATCAAACTGACCGCTGGCAATTCTGAATTGATCACCAGAAGCCACGCCTACTCCGCTGTTTAAAGAGCCAGACATAAGGAAGTAGCTAGAGCCTGTGTTAGTAGCATGGCTCCAAAGTGACCAGTGTGATACAGTTCCCCAAGAGCCGCTTGCTTCGGCAAAATCTACGGCAGAAGAATTGGTGATATTGTCATTGGTATCAAGGCCAAATTTACTAGAAACAGAAACACGGGCGTAGCTATTCCCAGAGATCTCGTTTGAGCCGGTATTTCCATCAAGCGGATCTCCAGTATGTAGACCCAACCACATCCCAGTAGGGATCGAAAATTCGGCCTTTTTAAAGAGGTGCTTGATCAGAGCAAGCTCTAGATTATCACTGAGAATAGCCATCAGTCGCTCCTATTAATCAATATTGATGTCTAAATCGCCAGCCGGTATGCGGAAAATATCGCCGGTAGAAATAGCTTTATCGGACGTAAGCTGTGCATGAACGATCATGTCGCTGGCTGTGCCGCCAGTAGATGCAGGCATGATCATTACAGCCACTACAGTGCCGTAATCTGCAGTCGCTTCGGGGAACTCGATTGCCGAAGTATTAGAAGCGTTGTTGCCGCTTACAGTGAACGCCGCTGTCTGACGGGCATAGCCGCCGCCAGAAACTTCGGTTCCGAGTGCGGAATCCGTCGGATCTGTGGTTGTGAGTGCAACGTACCAAGCTGTAGGCCGTGTGACTGAATCTGAAGTCAGCAAGTATTTTAAAGTGTGGGTTTCAAAAGTATCTGAGAGGCTCATGTGTTTCTCCTGTTTCTCAAATCGTGATTGTGAAAGAGGACACAGCTAACCTGTCTCCTACGAAAAGATTGACGTTGGTTAAGGTGAGATCACCGCCGCCGCCGGTATTAGTCACAGTGCCTCGAAAGACTTCGGAGCCACCGCTAGTAAAGACTTTGAATTGGGTTGCCGTACCAGCATTGATCGTAGTGTCAGTGGTAATAGCGTTAGCAGAAACGGAGCCACTATCTGCGGCTCCGAATGCTGGGTTGGTAAGGGGCAGTGTCGCTAACTCAGTATCGGAAGCATCTAGGATTTGCAGAGTACCTGCAGAACCGCCGCTGTCGATATCGTCCACGATGCCGTTCAAGGCAGCATTCTTAGCACGATTGGTTAGAGTGATTGCCACTGCCCTTAGCCTAGCCTATGCTAAATTATAATTAGCAGTGAACAGAGCTTCTGGTCTTAGAATCTTCCTACCATAGAGGCTCATGCCGCGAACAACATCCGCGAATGTAGTAGGTGACCGGAAGGTCTCAGTCTTAGCAATCTGTTGAGCCGTAGCTACCGCAGATGCATGACCAGCAACCATCACACCGAAGTTGGTTTCAGAACCCGCAGTCGCGGCTGTTCCTGCACCCGTACCTAAGTATGGAAGGTTGTTAGACTTGTAGATTGAGAACCCACGAAGTGTTCCGGGCAAGCGTCCGTTACGCAACTCATCACCGCCACCAAAGTCAGCGTTAATAAGCTTACTAGACTCATCCATCAACACTTCAGCGAATACTGGATCAATAACTACCCAGCGGCCATCTGTATCTACATTGGCTTGGTCCATCTGCCGTGCGATACGGTTTAGGATTGCCAATGGAGAAGTGATACCACCAGCACCACCACCAGCGGCAATTGGGATAGATGTTACTTCAGCGTCTACACCAAGATCGCTGCCACCGAATGTTGAAATATCCAACTTGTTAGCAGCCAACATTTCATCATTGCCAGCGTTAGTATCGGATTTAGTACCGTTAATATCGCCCGCTGCGGAACGCCGCGCCCATGATGAAGGTGTCTTCCAACCGGATAGATAGCCAAGTACTTCTGCATCAAATGTATCGCGCAGCTTGTATCCAGCACGGTCACTAGCAAGCTGACCGAATGAGACATGCGAATGCGCCTCTTCGATATCATCGATAGCGAACTGGAAGTAGTTGGCCTGATCAACAACCATAGTGAAGTCAGCGTCTGTAAGATCCTGAGTAGCCAGTGCAGTACCACGCTCATATGTCGTGATAGTGATGTCGGGTTCTTTAATAATCTTTACAGAGTCACCGAAGTTAGCGATCTCTCCAGCGTAGTCAGTGTTAGTTACTGACTCTACTACAGACGCCTTGCGTAGAGCCTTCTGGACCTGCTTGGAGTAGATTACTGGGCTGAAATTGCCCGAATTAAGGTTAGTATAACCTGATGCCTTTGGAAATGCCATTGCTCTAAAATCCTTGTATGAAATGGCTTAAAATAAACTTCTAGGCACACGTAATTGTGTGATTAATAAAATGATTAAATAATTCTAGAAGCAGCTAGATCAGACAATTAAACAACAGTGTCAGCTTGATTAGAGTGTCGCTAATAGCGGGTCTAACGCACTGGTGGACTTTGTATCTATTATCTGGGAGGGAGATGCGGGGTATACTACTAAGAGTGTCCTACATCTATGAAATCAATGGTTTCATTATAACACATTGACGCAACTAATACAATAGTTAATTGCTAGTGTACTGCACCCCCAAGGGCGCAGCCGTAGGCTATAGTTAAGTGGCTTAGTTGTCAACCCAAGCCTACGGCTTTTTTTATCTGGCAGCGCCAGAAATGTCGTATGCAAATGCACCGGAAGCAATAGAGGCGTGAATGGCTTCTTCATTAGCCTCATACTCACGATCACTCATGGCCTGTACCATACTCTCAGAGAAGGTGGCCTTGCTGCCGGTGGTTGGTGCAGAAGATGATGTACGCCCAACAGCTTCAGCCGCTGACTTAGTCTTCTTCGTGCGTTTACCTGTATCAATTTTATACAGATCAATTGTTCGAGCAGCCCACTTAGCGTCTGTAGTATTCTTATAAACGCTGTCTTGCAGGGCCATTGGCTGTTCAGCCACCCATTCGTGGAATGCGGTATCATTCCGTATTTCTACAAAGTCAGGGTGTATAGCCAATAGCTCTTGTTCAGCCGACTGCTTGTGTAGATTATGTTCAAATTTCTCTACCTGCTTTAGACGCTCTTCGCCTTCTTGCAGAGCCTCGTTAGCCCGTTTTCTGGCTATAGTATCAACAATTTTGGCGACATCTGGGTAGCGAGAAGACCATGCCTCAACTTCTTCATCTGTCTTCGGAAAGCGTATTTGCTTCTTAGTGGCTGCATCTAGCTGTTTCTTTACTTCAGCTAGTTCCTGATCCTTCTGATCACGTACCGTCTGTATATGACGCTGGATATCCTGATACCGCTTCTTATAGCTTTCCTCTTCGGCGTTTAATTGCTCTTGAGGTTCAGGTTGCTGTTGAGCCATTTCTTCTGTGTAGGTTAAATCTTCTTCAGTATCGGGTGTTCGAGTATACTTTTGTTTTAACATTGAGTTTCCTTATGGGTCCGATAATCTTCGGGTATCCAATTAAACCATGAATGCTATCTTCTGTTTCTTGAGCATTCCGGGTAGTGTTTTTGATACAGGCATCATCTCTTCGATATCGTCTGTATCGTCTAATTGATCGTCTACCTCGACGGCAGCGACCTCTATATCCATCTCTTCAGATGGAATTTCTTCTGATGCTTGGACTTCCTCGTAGGCTTCTTCTTGTTGGGTATCACCCTCATCCGAAACTTCGGTGTCCTCAGAGCTTTCGCTATTGGATTTTTCTTCGACATGCTGAATCAAACCGTCCATCTGCATAGACATAAGACCCATCTCAGCTTCGGCTTGCATCTCTTTAATATGCTTTAAGCCGTGCCATGAGACTACATGAGCAGGTAGAACGTATTCGCCTTCTGAAATCAGGGCTTCAATATCATCGCGTACATTAGTTGCGCTGGAGCCGATTGGAATGGGATTACCACTTACATCATCATAACCCATGATGCCGTCCATCATACCGCCGCAGGAGCCGTCACAGTCTCCCTCACAGCCGCAAGCCATGCCGCCGTGGTACATCTTTAGAGCAGTCTTCTGAGTAGCATCTCCGACTTCTTTTTCACGGGGAGACAGTATACCGTCTTCGTTGGTGTCTGCCTTAGCGTCATCCCTTTGAAATTTCTTAGCTGCCATGTCTTTTCCCTCTTGTGTGGTAATTCCCTTAGTGGCGGTAGCCAGACCACCTAATGCAAAGCCCTTGCCCTTAATCGACTCCCAGACCGGACCCATGTTGAATCCTAGCTTTTGACCGCCTAGCATCACTCCCATGAGACCTAGCTTGCCTACATCTCTCAGGCCTACTCTTTCGGCTTCAGGTATGCCGTCTATGTCTTCATAGTAGGTGTCCAAGAGCGACTGTGCTTCTTTAGGAGTTGTCTGGTCAGACATCTCTTTCTTGCCATCAATCTCAATGTCTCTGAGGGTTTCTATGGCGTTATCACCAAAGGCTCTCTGCCAGTTTACCCCAGACTTCTGTGCATTCTGTATAGCTGTCTGCGTATCAACTTCTTTACCATCCCAGATCGTTGGAATGAGAGTTTGAATGCCGTCTATTTCAACTATAGTACCTCTGACGGTAGACAGAGTGCCGTCTTCATTTTTAACGGCTTTGTCGTTGGCTATGTTATAGAAATGATGCTCGACTAACGGGTCCATTAAATTTCCTTACTGGGGAGTGGCAAAGCCTTCTTCTTCGACAGGGGCTTCTTCTGCAGTAGCTAGACCTGCGGCTCCCATGAGACCTGCGGTTGCAATACCAATATCTCTGCGTTTGCCTTTATAGTTTTTCCAAGAAGGTATTAATTTATCTTCAGTCTGACCCCGCTTCTCTGCTTCAGCTATGATCAGATTTCTTGCGCCTTCAGGATCAAGTTGCTTGTCATCAACCATTCTCCAAATAGCTTCTGTAGCAGCGATAAAAGACTTGTCTCTTTTTAAGGTGTCTGGGAATAGTGTGCGTAACTGCTCCCATGAAACAGACTGCATTTCTCTAGGAAGTACACCTCTTAGCTTCGCACCTTCGGTGGTTGCATCAAAATACAATCCATATGTTCCACCCATGCCGCTAGTCGCCTTGCCTTCATTAGAGAATATAGCGGGATTTCCCGTTACATTACCTCCACTGAGGCCTTGCTTAACTTCGACAGTTCCCGCGCCCAATGGCCTAAATAAACCTGCCGCAATTTGGTGCGTATCAACGGTAACGTCTTTAGGGCTGTCAGGATTAAGAATGTTGTTAAAGAAGTTACGAACTTTGTGTTCTTTTCCTAGCTGCGGTGAAATGGAATTGAGAGTACCGTCACCTTCTAAAATGCGTACTACCTTAGCTAATGTGCTGAACCCTTGGTGAGAAGCTAAGGCAGGAGTGCCATCATTGGTAGTATAATAACCTAGTATATCCCCTTCAGGACTGACTTCTCGAAACTGTCTACCAAAATGAGCTTCATCATAAGCTCTAAGCCACATGCCTTTTTGCTCAGGAGTTTCCAACTCACCCCATGTTTTTCCTTTAACGCTTTCTAAAATTTTAGCATTCTTAGGCGGGTCTTGGAAGGAAGTAGTACCCTGCTTTTTACGTGCGGGTGGTACGGTAATGGTAATATCATCCATTGCCTGAGACCACGGCGCATTTGGACCTAACTCAGTATGATGTTTAATCAGACGTTCTGCTAAAGCTACGTTCTCAAACCAGTTTTTCTGAGGAGATAATGCAGCTAATACTCCAGCGGCTTTTGTGTCCTGTACTCCGAAACGGCCAGATAGACCCAAAGCAATTCGATTAGCTCCTTTGTACCACTGCTTAGACTCTCCAGCTATCCCTAGACGATCTGACATATCATACAGGCTAACAATGTTACCTGTCATTTGCTCAGTAACATTAGCTCTAGTTTCAGCTACATCGTCTGACCAAAGGTTCTTCATTCCGGGGTAATACT